CGCCATCCCTGAGCGAGCAGCCACGGAATCTGCGAGCCGTCGGAGATGTTCAGGTACTGCCACTCGTACCAGTCAGAAGTATTGGCCACGGCCTCTATGGCCGGATCGGTGTCGGTGATGTACGCAGCAGGATTGATCTTATCCATTATACACCCCAGAGCTCGATCAGGAAGATGCCGGCCGTGTAGTCGGCATCCGTTCCCTGAGCCCCCGTAACGAGATATAGATAATCCTCGTCGGGCGGGAACGCCGTCAGGAAGTCCACTTCCTCCGCAGCCCAGTTGCCGTGATCGCAGAGCTGCGCCTCACCAGTAGCTGCGGAAATCGCAGTGTCCTGTGCAAGCGTACCCTCATTTGCAGTCCAGAGATCCACATCCACAGTACCGCCAGCCGGAGTCTCGAAACAGGTAATCCGTCCCGCTATAATGCTGCCGTTAACAGCCGCGGTAATTTGCCCGAGATAGCAATTGGCCGTGTCTTCATCCTTGCCGATAACGTCGGCTGCAGTGTCACCATCATTCAAGCCCGTCAGATCAACAAGAATCTCAGTCTTGATGATCCCGCCCATGATACGAACGGTATGCTCGCAAATTGTCTCGTCCCCAGTCGAGATGCCAGTCCCCGGGGTCATGTCCCGCGAGAGCAGGCCGTTGACCACCGTGGCCAGGTTGGTGATTGTGAGCTTCTTGAGATCGTTACTGTCTTCCGTATCCGCAATCAAGAGGATGTCAGCAACAACAGGAGTAGCTTTCTCGCTAATAGCCTGGAGTTTCGTAACGATGTAGGTCCAGACCCGAGAAAGGGCGCTCTTTCGCTGGGTAGTGCCGGCGGCCCCGTCATCGACAACGATGGTGTCGTCGTCCGCAAGGGCTTCACCTATGTCAGCCTGATCGTAGACGAGCGTGCTCATGGACTCACGAACAGCCTGCTCGCTGGGGACGCTACTGTCATCCCCCTCCGCACCGACCGCGGTTACCAACGTCAAGCCGTTCTTCAGGCCGCCAGTGGCATTCGTCCACTGGGGGATTCCGTTGGCGGTTGTCTCTGAGGGCACAGTGTAGAGAGCGCCGATGTAGGTAGCAATCTCCGCAAGCGTGACCTTCTTCTCCGTGCCACCCTGGATGCAGTAGAACACATCATCCGTAAGCGAAGTAGTAACCGCACCCAAGGCTGCCACGTAGGTCTTGAGTGCAGCATAGATCGCATTACTGACATCGGTAAGGGTGACGTACTTCCCGGTTGTGCCCTGGGTCACAAGCATCTTGTCTGTGCCGGTCAGGGCCCCGCTGCCATCTGAGAGATCGGAGATATCGAGGATCGCAGCCTCGATGGTTGCCCGAACGTACTCAGCCAGGAGGGCCAGCGTTACCGTCTTTTCTGTGGTCCCGCCGTCTTTCAACGCGAGGATGTCGGCACTATCAGGAGACGCCTCGGCATCCTTGCCCCAAATCGTATCAATGGCGTGCTGGGCGACGAGATCAATGTCCGCGGGCTTGAGAACTCCGCCCTGGAGGACAAAGATGCCATCCGAGCCACTGACCGACTCAGCCGCAGAGATGGCCTCGATTGCATCGACGATGTAATCCTTGATGTTGTCGACCGTCACGCTCTTGGGCGACCCGGCATCGGAAACGGGCAGGAGCTCGCTCCCGCCAACCGAACCGTCCGGGGTCATCTCACTGATCTTCACGTTTGCCATTACCGAAGCCTCCCGAGTTTCTTCATCCACATGGTCACAGCTTCGTAGGCCCAAGGCTCAGTAGCCGACAGCCACAGAACGGCCCAAGCTCCGCGCGACCGCGGGTAAACCACCTTGTTCTGGCCGGCCAGCCATGTTCCGGACGCAAGGGCATCCGAGCTCTCTGTCCCGGCCAGCATGTCCTCAGCCAGGTCAACTACCGTCTCCGCGGAGTTGGCCATGACCAGTTTCCACGTTACGTCCCCGCTGCCTGCCGCGAATGCAGCCACCATCTCAGCCACCATGCCGTCAGCCCCCTCCATGCGCGGCACATGGAACGGGCCCAGGAGGAGATTACTCTCGAGGTCCTCCCCGTCATCGTCCTCGGCGCTGTTGGCGAAGTAGCGCAAGTACCCGTCCTGGCACCCGAGCATGATGCCGGAGTCTCCGGACGTAGCCAGCCTGCCAGTGCAGACCGGCTGATGCGTGGTCGTGCCGAAGGAAACCTCCCAGAAGGCCTTGTTCACGAGGTCCAGCCACCAGTGCGTCCCGTCCCCGGTCGAGGGGGTCAGGAACAGGTGGACGCCTCGGGCCTTGTGGTCATAAATGAGCTGCACATCGACCGCCGTGGGATCAGTGTCGAGGAGTGCCTCAGGAAGGCGCTCGAGGCTGAAGGGCTCCGGTTCCTGCTCGCTGCCCACCCGCCAGGAGTAGATGCCCCGGCGAGTCACGAACAGCACCAGGCCGTCAGGGGTCACCGTGATCGCCGAGGGGGCGATAACCCCGGAGAAGGCACTCACACAAACCTTCTTGCCGCCGCCGGCCGGGTTGCCGTAAACCGCCCAGAGGCTGTCAGTCGTGCCGAGGATCAACGCCTTGTCTTGGTAGTTGACCATCGAGTTGATGACCTCACCGAGCTTGCCGCCATCCCCAACGTAGCCGGCGACTGCCCGGCCCACGTTGTCCTTGTCGACCGTGAAGTTCCAATCCGTCTCGTCGGCCTGAGCACACATGTAGAACATGTGGTCTTCGCCGGCCAGCACCAGGCGCTCCTGATACACACACACCAGCGGCTGACTGGTTGGCGCCCCGGCTACCACTTCGACAACGCCAGTGACCGGGTCGTACTTCTTCAGGCTGGAATCCGCGATGTAGAGCTTCCCGCCCTTCTCGACCATCGAGAACGCGCTGGACTTATCCAGCGGGCTCGAGGACGAAACCGTCGAGGTGAAGATGATCTGATTGCCATCCTCATCGACGATCATGTCCCCGTCGTCGGTGACGAGATTGGCCGTCGTAGGGGTGACCGTCTCCCCACTGACGATGTTGAGAACGCCGTCACAGATGACGGCCAGGTCCTGCTGGCGGTCCCCGTCCGAGTCAAGGTAAGTAATCGACTGTATTCCAAGTATGTTCGTTCCGAAATCGTTATCGACCAGTTTTACCAGACCCGGGCGGGAGCCGCCACGCCCGCGCCGTTCAAGAGGCCCAAAAGCCCGCACGTTCACCGCCCGGGGCGCGGTGAACGGCTGGGTTTTCTGAGCGTATCCTGCCCGGCGGTATGAACCGCCGAGCGGGAACTTTATCTTAGCAGAGCGGGCTTTGGCCATGACCTATCAGGTGCCCCAGAGCTCGATGAGCACCTTGCCGGCGGTGTAGGTGGCGTCACAGTCGCCGTACCCACCAGTCAGGTACAGGAACTCCCCGTCGGCCGGGAGAGCGGACAAACCCGTGCTCGAGGCGCTGGTGTGGTCACCACCGTCGAGGAGCTGGGTTTCCGTCAGCCCGGAGATCGCCGCATCCTGCACGCCGGTCCCCTCGTCGGCCGAATAGAGATTGAGGTCATCGTCGCCAGTCGCCGGAGTCTCGAGACAGCTCAGCCGCCCGGCAAAGATGGTGCCGTGAACACCCGCGCGAATCTTGCCGAGATGGCAGTTGGCGAGGTCCTCACCGCCGATGATGTCATCCGCAGTCCCGCCAGAGTCCAGTCCGGTCAGGTCCAAAAGGATTCGGGTGTAGAACAGATTCCCGATCTTCTCGACCACGTGTTCCGCCACTTCGGCAGAACCCACGATCCCGGAACCCATCTCGACGTTCCGGATGCCCAGGCACTTCTCAATTCGTCTCTTCATGCTACTTCCTCCGCGGCCGGTCGGCACTCCCCATGAGCACCGGCAGGGGCCCTAGGCCCACTGCGACCGGCCTATCCAGACGGGTAGACCTGCTGACCACTGACGGTCATGGTGTAGCTTCCGAGCCCCCGGGAAACCCCGTTCTCGTCGTACTCACCCTGGCAGCCTACCGGCCCAAAGAACTTGGCCTGCTCCGCTCTGTCCCTCTTGATGGACGCAGCCAACAGGAGCAGAAAATCATTCATCTTGTCGGACGAGTCGTTCACCCTCTTGTCCGCAATCGCAATACAGGACGCCTTGAGCGTTTCGGCGTACTTGATCCCGCCGAGGGCGTAGGGCGCCCCGTTGGACAGGGCCTGGACCAACGCCTCATACCGATACCAAAGGGTGTAGGTATTGTCGGGCGTCGGATACCACATGATCTCCCAGCCCTGGGCGTTCTCCCCGTCCGTGGTCTTCCGGCGCAGGCCAGCTACTCGAGGCTTGCCGGATTCCTCCTTGGTCATTCGGAGCCGGCGAATCTTGCCCTCCCCCACATCGGCCAGCACCATCGGCCGCTGCGCGTCGGTGTCGTAGGTGAGGCCAGCTCCGATCAGGCGGCCGAAGTCCGAGGGCATGTCCTGATCTGCATCGCCCTCCGCAGTCTCGAGGTACGTGGTCGGCCGGAGGAAGGTCCACTCGTAGCCTACAGGGATGCCCTCGGCCGCCGGCGGGTAGAGGAACTGCCGATAGCCAGCCTGGACGCACTCGTCACAGACGGCCTGCTCGTCGGTGCTGAGGTCGTTCATGTCGGTCTTGCCGTACAGGAAGTAGCCAACCTCGGACAGGAGCTCGACGTAGCAGAGGGTGAGGGTGCTTTCGGCGCCCTCAGATGTGGTCAGAGCGTCGATCTCCCCGGTCTCATACTCGATGTCCCCGCTGGTGCGAGTGATCTTGAAGCAGTACTCGTACTCCACCAAGTCATCTAGGCTTCCGATGTCGTAGGTGTAGATGCCGGTCCGGGGGTTATCGGTCGCCGTGTCGGCTTCGGCCACTACGGTCCCGGTGGCC